AGCGCCGATTTTGTAGTTGTTCAGTTCCGCGCCTGCGAGATTCTGACCCTGTCCAGTCTGGCTGGCGTTGGCGGCGGTGCCTTGTTGTTGATACGACGTGTTGAGCCCACCGCCGAGGCCGGTATAGGTGTTGGCAAGGCCCGTTGCTGCGGTGCCGGATGCATTCAGGTAAGGCGCCAAGCCCTGCTGGAATTGACCCCAGTTCTGACCGGCGAGACCGGCCGCCCGCGCCATGGCATCTGCGTCGGCATTGCCGCTGGAAAGATTACCGGCAGCGGCATGGGTTCGCTGCAACGCCCGTTGCGCCTCGTCGTTGGCAAAGCCATAGACACCATACTGACCGCTGTTCTTAAACAAATCAGTGCCGCGTTGCAGGCCGGCGATGCCGTTGGCGCCCGACACGTCGCCATAAGCCGCAGCGCCCGGCGCGTACTGGTTCTGCAAGTTGGTGAAGACATCGGCCGCCTTGCCGTAGTTGCTTTCCAACGCGCCGCGGCCCTGCCCGTACAGGTCGGACAGTTGCGTATAGCCCTGTTGCAGGCCCTTGTTGGCAAGCTCCGCCGCCTTCTCGGCGGTGTCGTTGGAGAACAAATCAAAATAAGCCCATGGGGCGATCCTCCCTTTTAAGCTCCAGGCACCCACAGTCTCGTCGTTGCGTTCCAACGAACGGTCTGTCCGTTGGTCGGCGCTATCGTCGAGACGTCGGGTAATTGCGTTAGCTTCTGGTGGTTCTGAAAATATGTGTACCAAACTTGCGTCATCAGCCCGGTCTGTGGATCGACCACCGGACTGTCGATATTTGGGATTGGTGTCGCCATGTCAGTGATTGTTCAATGCGGTGTCTTGGGTGCCGCCGAGCAGTGCCACGTACACTTCTCCGCTTACCCGCAGCCGCCAGCGCCGGCCGACGTTGCTGGTTTGGCCGCTCTTCAAGACGATGATGCGTTCGGCCGTGGATTGCCGGCCGAGCGAGCGAATGATTTCGTTGCCGTAAACAAAGCCACCGTCGTTGCTCCAGGAGATGCCAACGGTCGGCACCGTCGCCGATGGATTGGGGCCGGTCGCATCGCCGACGCCCGTGACGAAATTGAAGTCGGCCCGCGCCACCCTGGTGCGGTTGGGAAACTTGAGAACCGGGCCGCTCTCCATGTGCACGATCAACGGATCGTCAACCTCGTTGTATTTCGCCTCGTCGATGTACAACAGCCGGTTGCCATTGATGTCGCCGGTAATCCAGCGACCGAATGCCGAGATCCCCGAGATCGCCCGCCAGCGTGTCGCCAGGTAGCTCGCGCGCTCGTTCCACTTCTGCGAGCCGATATCGAACTCCCAGGTGAACGACGGACACGACAGCACCCACTTGGGATGGCCTTGCGAGATGTAGACCGAGGCCTCCAGCGTGTTCTTGTCGGCGAGTTTCTCGATCAGCCGATCGAGATCCGGCGGCGAGATCTTGGTCGGATTGACCGAGCCGTTTCCCATCACCACCGACTTGTCGTCGGCGACCCAGATCAACGCCGAGCCGAACCCGTCCTCGTGGCCGGCCACCGCATAGCGTCCGATCAAGCCGCGCTGGATGACGTACGACCGGGTGAACGGAAATCCGGTCGGCTGCGCGGTGTTGGAATAGACCGCGCTGTGATTTGGACCGAACGCGTAATATTGCCCGTTGAACGGCAGACCGCGCAGCAACCCGCCTGGCTTGGCCTGCTCGGTGGTGAAGTCGAGCGTGTTGATGTCGGTGACGTTCAAACCCGACGCCTGCAGTTTGCCGGACCCATACGTGAATATGAAGTAGCCATCCAAAAAACCGACGCTGTTGGGCGAGCCGACATCGACATCGGGATAGGAACTGACGGTCGTCGGCGTCACCAGGAACGCGCCGCTCGATGGCGCCACGCAGACGATGTCAGGGACCGGCGACTTGTTGTTGCGCGCCCAGAACACCTTCTCCGAGCCCGACAACGCGCCGGTCAGCACCGTCTCGCTGCCCCCGGCATCAAAGATCGCCGCCTTCTCGTTCCAGGCCGTATAGAGCTGCGTGCCGCCGATCAGGATGCCGCCGCGAAAGCCGGCGGTGCTCGACACACCGAACTGGCTCAGCCCCGGCGACTTGCGCCACACCACGGCCGGCGTCGGCATGCCCTTGGTGGCGCCGAGCGTCTTGCCAAGCGGTTCCGCATAGCAATTCACCAGCCGGCCGGCCTCTTCCTGATTGAAGGCGCCGGGCGCCGTCGATAGCGGGAATGGGATGTTGATCGGGGGCATTTCTTATCGATCGTCCTGCCAATAAAAAACCGCCCCGAGGAGGGCGGCTTTTCTATTCCTTGCCAAAAAGACCAGCGGCCAAACCGCCACCCGGTTTTACGGGTTCTTGACCAAAAAGACCCGGGGCTAAAGCACCACCCGGTTCTACGGCTTTTGCTTTTCCTGCTCGGCCTTTTCGCTCGAGGTCGTCGAGGGCTTTTCCGAACTCTTTCTCAAGTTCGCTCCCGTGACGACGGAGATCGGCTGTGGGATCTCGTCCGAGGAGGTCGACCAGCCTTCGTTGATAAGCTTGCCCATCTTTGTCTTTCTTCCAGTCGTTCCGCGCCTTGGTGATTTCGGCCTCATGGAACTTGGCGCGAATATCACCACCTTGGATATTACCTAGCACATCTCGGATCTGGTTTTCTACAGCACTTTCCAAGTCTTTTGCGGTTTTGGCGCCACCGCGGTCGACCAGGACCCGGATGCCAATCTTGCCGTCCGCGGTCTTAATGGGTTGATATCCTTGGAAATGTCCGGTCGGATCTGCAGCCGTGATCTTTGACCAGAAGTCACGCAAGCCGGCATCGGTATCGAACGTATGCTTGCCATCGGCGATGAAATCGACCGCGAAGCCCTTCGGATTCGCCGTCCGCGGCTTGATCTTATTCGCCCAGACCTCGGTCTGCTGCAGCAGATGTCCCAGTGCATTGGCAGCGATATCGGCGCCCTGCTTCGACGCAAAGGCTTGCGCGACGGTCGACGGGTTCTGAACATTCTCCCAGCCACCTGTTGCGTGGACGATGTCTCGGATATCGACGCCGGACAATTTTGACACGCGATCGATCGCGCTCTGCGTCAGCTTGTGCGTCAGCTCGTATTGATGCTCGGCCGGCAGAGCCGAGAAACGATCGCCGTACTTTGTCGCCCATGGCGATCCTGCGCCAGGAGACAATTCCATCGACAGGTGTCGCATCTGACCCTGCAAGCCGGTGGCGACGTTGTCGGCCTGGTTTGCCGTTAGTCTCGTCATACCCATCCAACCGACAGCCTGAACCTGTTCTGGCGTCCAGTCCTTTCGTCCTTGGAATCCGATGTTATTGAGATGCTGCGTGAGACCGCGTCCGAAATTGCCGCGGTTCTCGTACTGTGTCTGCGATGGCGAAGTGCCGAGATCTGTGATGAGATCCTTCAAGCCCTTCTCGTCATAGCCGCGCCGCTTCAGATGGTTGATCAACTCCTGATCGACCATGCCTGTGTCGCGCGCCGTATGAACATCGACCACAAATGGCGAGCCGCCGGCCGGGTCATTGCCCATCCACGATCGAACATTCTTGCCTTCGGCAGAATCGACGAAGTCCGATATCTTCTGACCGACACCGCCCTCGATCGGCCGGTCCTGCATGACGCGCCGCGCGGCAATCGTCGGGTTCGGCATGCCTGCGCCAATCATCTTATCTTCAGGCACACCGCGCAGAACCTGTTCACGCTGCAGAAGTGCATTGCCCATCGCACCAGTAACGTCGACATTCTGCTGCGCGACAAGCCACGAGCGCATGTACTGTTTTGCCAGCGCCTCATCGCCCTTGGTTTGCTGCAAGAAATTACCGTAGATTTCCTGATACCATTTTGCGGCACTATTGATCTCATCCGGCTTCAACAAATTACTATGCCTCGCGATCCAGTCCTGGAACGTGACGTCACCGGCAACGAAGTCAGGGAGCGGAGCGCCACCAAGATCAAGTTGCGGCCCCTCCGGTGCGCGAATGACGGTACGCGGATTTGATGGCTCGCCAGGCAATGGCGCGCCTGTCTGCGCCGTCTTTGCCTCCCGCGCCAGTTTGAGACGCAGCCGGTCGGCCGCTTCCTCTGCCGGGAAGGCGAGACCGCCCGTTGCGCGTGCGCCAGGCCCTAGCACGCCCTTGACGCCAGGCACTACACCAAGCGCCGCAAGGCCTACGCTGAGCGGGCTTCGCTCTTCGACGCCGCGTTCCATTTCGTTGACCGCGAGTGGGATGCCGGTCGGCGGAAACATCGAAGCCGCGGTGGTCGCAACGTCGCCAAACTTGTTAGCGTTGTAGCGATCGGCACCGAGATAATTGAGCGCATCGGACACACCGCCCTTGATGCGCTCGGCCCATGATGGCTCGTAGCTCCGCATCTCGGCCTGGCGCGGCGGAGGTGCCGGCCACAACGATGGCGAGGGCTCCGGCGCCTGCTGCATCAATACCTGCCACATCTCAGGCGTCAGACCTGCATAGGACGACTGGCTGTCTTTTGCAATCGGCCCACCGACCGTAATCCGCAGCGGCGCGCGATCGCCATTGGGCCATAGCGATACCGGCTCAGCAACGGGTTGCTGTGCCAGTTGGTCCCAGAGCTCGGGCATTACTTAACCCGTCAGCGCACGCGCAAGCCCGGCGAGACCACGCCAAGCAAGTCGGCGATGATGTAGACGATCACCAGGACCACGATGACCGTGAGCAGCACATGGATCACAGTGGCGAACGGCGCCGGCAGGGGAATCAGCGGCAGCAGAGCCTGGATAGCCCAAATTATCACACCGAGCACGATCAGCAGCAGCACGATAGATATGAGCGTTGCAATCATGACGTCACCTTTCAGTAGTATTCCACCTCGATCGGCCCATAGCCGGGACGTGGTCGCTTGATGGCGCGGATGCGGTTGCGCCAGTACTGCGAAGCCCTGGGATCCGACTTGGCGCCGAACTCTTCGGCCGCGGCGTCGGCGACGATCTTGCAAAAATTGATATAGATGTCGTCGTCGAGCGTGTCGGGATCGGCGATGTAGATCTCGTCGGCCATGAGCTCGGCGACCACGCTGTCGATGTAGCCGTCGATGGTGGCGGCATCCTCGGCGGACGGATTGGTGCCCACATCGCCGCCGGTCAGGATCGCGATAACCTTGAACTGGATTTCCGCGCGGGTCTTGGGCATCAGCGCTTCTTCCGCTTTCCAAGCCACGGCGCGTTGCGTTTGGGCGCCTTCTGCTGTGCCGGCGCGCGCTTGATCGGCTCGGGCTCTGGCTCTTCTTCGATCGGCTCGGGCTCGTCCACCGGCTCGGGATCAGGCTCGGGTTCTGCCCTGGCGGCTCGATGCTTGGCGACGGCTGCCTTCACCACGTCGAAAAACTTGTTGCGCGTGAGTTTGGCGATGGCATGCCCGTTCTCTTCATTGTCCTCGATCTCGACCGCCTGGCCGTCGAAGAACGTGCGGCCGTACAATTCGACGACCTTGCTGTCGCCCTTCGGCGCCCGATACGTCACCGATACTGTTACCGGCATTGCAATCTCCTCAATTAAACGAACGGCCCGCCCACGGGCGAAAATCGCGAGCGAGCCGCCGGTCTACGCCTCAATCTCAAACAAGCGAGGCGCCAACCCTTTTCATTCTCTGTTGTGTTCTTTGGCCTCGACCTTTGCTTCCTTGGCTTCGGCCTTGTCGGCTTCGGCCTTGGCTTTTGCTTCGGCCGGAGTCGGCTTGACGTAGGCGGTGCCGCCTTCGCCCGACACTTCGAAGAACTTGTTTCCTCGGAGCTTCAAAACGATCGCCTTGTTGGCCGGGGTGTCGTCGTCGATCTGCTCGGCCTTGCCGTCGTGGAATGTGTGGCCGAGCATTTCGGTGACTTTGCTGTCGCCGATCGGCGCGTGATAGGTCACTGAGACTTTAGCCATTGGTTTCTCCTCAGTTGTCAATGAACCCGGTTAAGTACAAACCAATGGTGCCGGCCACCGGAGTGGTGGCGCCCGCCGTCATCGTCACCAGGATCTCGGTCTCGACGGTGTACTTGTAAAGCAGGGCGGTCGCTGCCGTCAGTGCAGTGGTG